ATCAGGTGGTTTAAATCAAGCAGGAAGAGATTATTTTAAACGTAAGGAAGGAAGTAATCTTAAATCACCTCAAAAGACAGGGACAGATGGGAGAAGAGTTAGTTTTGCTGCACGATTTGCAGGAATGAGTGGACCAATGAAAGACGACAAAGGGAGACCAACAAGACTTGCATTAGCACTAAAGGCTTGGGGTTTTAGAAGTAAAGAGAGTGCTAGAAACTTTGCACAAAGGAATAAAAAAGCATGATGAGATTAAATGAAACACAGGTAATCGACAGATCAAAGAAGGCATTTGCAAAGAAAGATTTGTGGCGTACTGTTTATGAAGATTGTTATAGGTACGCTTTACCACAAAGAAACCTATACGATGGATACTACGAAGGTAATGTCCCAGGTCAAAATAAAATGAATATGGTATTTGATAGTACAGCTATTCATTCAACACAAAGATTTGCAAATAGAATACAGTCAGGTCTATTTCCACCATACAAGAAGTGGTGTCGATTAGAACCAGGCGATGACATCCCAGCAGAGAGCCGAGCAGAAGTGCAACAAGCACTTGATGTTTACCTTGATAAGATGTTCACAGTTCTTCGTCAATCAAACTTTGATTTGGCTATAGGTGAGTTCTTGCTCGATCTCTGTGTGGGAACAGCAGTTATGCTAGTGCAAGAAGGCGATGACCTTACACCAATACAATTTACACCAGTTCCTCAATACCTTATTGCTTTAGAAGAAGGCCCTTATGGCACAGTTGATAATGTGTATCGTAAATACAAGCTAAGAGTAGAGGCTATACAAAGGCAATTCCCTGATGCAACAATTCCAGAGAGCTTGTTAAAGCTAATGCAAAACAAACCACAAGAACAAGTTGAGTTATGTGAGGCTGTTATTGTTGATCCTGAAAGAAAAGATTATTGCTACCATTTAATTTACGAGAAAACAGGTGAAGAGTTATTATACAAAAGAATGGATGAAACACCTTGGATTGTATCAAGATATATGAAAGTAGCAGGAGAAACTTTTGGCAGAGGTCCTTTGGTATCTGCTATTGCTGATATTAAAACACTTAACAAAACATTAGAGTTGTTATTGAAAAACGCTTCTATTGCTTGTGCTGGTGTTTATACAGCAGCCGATGATGGTGTTGTTAATCCATCAAACATAAGAATAACACCTGGCTCTATCATACCAGTTGCTAGAAATGGTGGACCACAAGGAGCATCACTTGCTCCGTTACCAAGGTCTGGTGATTTTAATGTATCACAAATAGTTATCAATGATCTAAGAATGAATATTAAAAAGACATTGCTTGATGACACGCTACCACCAGATAATATGTCTGCTCGTTCTGCTACAGAGATTGTTGAGAGAATGAAAGAGTTAGCACAGAACATGGGTTCAGCTTTTGGTCGATTGATTACAGAGACTATGGTTCCTATAGTTACTAGAGTATTATCTATTATGGACAAGAAAGGCATGATACAGTTGCCATTAAAAGTCAATGGTTTGGAAGTAAAAGTTGTTCCTATTAGTCCATTAGCAAAAGCACAAAACTTAGAGGAAATAAACGAGATAATGCAATTTGTGCAGATAGCTGGTTCTTTGGGACCAGGGGGTATAGCTGAAATGAAACCTGACCAAATAGCTACTTTTATAGGAGATAAGTTAGGTATTCCATTAAGCCTAAGAACAACACCACAAGAGAAACAAGCTATAATACAACAGAGTATGCAAATGGCAATGCAACAGCAACAAATGCCACCAGAACAAGGAGGCGAACCACCAATGCAAGAACCATCATCGGCACTAGCTGATGAGGTGGGTGCATGAGTAGGAATGGTTGGGATGGCATAGAGGTCCTTGACGAAAAACCTATGCAAATTTTAGATGACCAAGTTGCTATAAATAAATCATTTGCTAGAGCTTTTGATACAGAAGAAGGTAAAAGAGTTTTAGAATTTTTAATTGGAAAGACACTCAATCAACCAACATGGGTGCCTGGTAGTGATACAAGTTTTGGTTTTGCTAGAGAAGGTCAGAACAGTATAATAAGGGAAATACAAACCAGAATAGAAAGGGCGAAAGCATGAACGAACAAGAAGAAATACAAAAACAAGAGGGTTTAGTTTCTGATGCACCACCAATACCACCACAAGAATTACAGCCAGAAGATAATGAAGTTGAAATACCTCATAAAGTATCTGATGAACCAGAGCCAATAAATCCAGTCTCTGAAGATGAGGTTTTGGAAAAGCCAGAGTTCTTAGAAAATAAATTCTGGGATCCTAAAGAAGGTGTCAAAGTAGAAGATTTAAATAATTCTTACAAAGAACTACAGAAACAATTCTCTATGGGCAAACACAAAGCACCAAAAGAATATGACTTAACTGCTTTTGAAGGTATTGATGTTGACGAGGATCCTTTGGCAAAAGAATTTATTGATTGGGCAAACGATAACAAGCCTACACAAGAAGCATTTGATAGACTTGTTGGCAAGTTTAAGGAGTTAGCAGAAACTCAAGACCAAGAAGAATCAATCAATGTTGAGGAAGAAACACAAAAACTAGGACCTAATGCACCACAAATTATTAATGGTATCAAGCAATGGGGACAAGGATTGGTTTCTAAAGGCGTGTGGTCTGAAAGTGATTTTGATGAATTTAAAGTTTTTGCTGCAACAGCTAGTGGTATCAATGCTCTTAACAAAGTAAGGCGTTACTATGGCGAACAACAAATACCTACAGCAACTGTAGAGATGGATGGTATGCCAAGTAAAGACGAGTTATATGAGATGGTAGCAGATCCAAAATACAAGACAGATCCAGCTTTCAGAAGAGAAGTAGAGCAAAAATTTGCTAGAGCTTTCCCTGGCATAGCAACAGATACTGGTGATATATAAAAAATACTTGTATTAGTTTAAAAAATAAACTATCCTTGTAGGCGAGATAACGTATCCTTACGCCTCTGGCTGATGTGGAAGTACATCATTTTTTAGCCGAGGGTTTCCTTCGATAACTAAAGCAAACTTTTTTTTATAATTGTGTTAACAAGGAGTAAACTATGGCACAGTCAATCACTACTGCTTTTGTTACTCTGTTCGATGCCGAAGTGAAACAAGCATACCAATCAGAATCCGTTCTGTTAGGTGCTGTTAGGTTAAGACAGGGCGTACAAGGTAGCACTTACAAGTTCCCAAAACTTGGTAAGGGAAGTGCAACTGCTCGTATTCCACAGACTGATGTAACTCCATTGAATGTTACTTATTCACAAGTAACAGCTTCAATGAGCGACTTCAACGCTGCTGAATATTCAGACATTTTCCATCAAGCAAAGGTGAACTTTGACGAAAGATCAGAATTAGTTCAAGTAGTCTCAAAAGCCATTGGTCGTAGAATGGACCAATTAATTATTGATGCCCTCGATGCCGAAGGCTCACCATCAACAGTAGCAAATACTGTCGTAACATCTGGATCAGCCACAGCTTCTAACTTAAATGTTGGTAAGCTAATAGCTGCAAAGAAAGCTCTAGATGCTAAGAACGTACCATTTGATGACAGACACATGGTTATCCATGCAAACTCATTAGCTGGTCTACTAGGTGATGAAAGAGCTATCTCAGGCGATTTTGCATCAATCAAAGCTCTTGTTTCAGGAGAAATCAACAGCTTCCTCGGTTTCCAATTCCACATTATTGGGGATAGAGACGAAGGTGGTTTAGCTATTGATGGCTCAAGCGACAGGAAAGTTTTTGCTTTTCATAGATCTGCATTAGGTATGGCAGTTAATATGGCACAGAAAACAGAAGTCAACTATATCCCAGAAAAAACATCTTTCTTGGTTAATAGTATGTTCTCTGCTGGTGCTATTTCTATTGATGGCGAAGGCATTGTAGAAGTAACTTGTAGAGAATAGGAGTAAAATATGGCTTATGACGTTGCAGGATTACAACCTATCGGTGGTCAATCAAAAGCTGGATCAGCACCTCAGATGTGGAGTTATACATCGGAAGATGCTAAGACAGCAATAGATGCAGCAGGGTACTTTAATAGTGCTTCTGATGTATTAAATGTAGGCGACCTCATCTATGTTCATGCTTCAACAGGTGGTACACGAACTTATTCGTTACACCCTGTTGTAAGTAATGCATCAGGTGTAGTAGACATTGGGGATGGCACTGCTGTCTCTGCTACGGATAGTGATTAATATCCAACCAGACTGGGGAGGCGAAAGTCTCCCCTTTCAATTAGGAAAACAATATGGCAAGTGGCGACACAAACATAACTATCTGTAATCAAGCTCTCAACTTACTTGGTTCAGATACAATATCTTCTTTCACAGACACTACAAATGATGCTGCTACAATTTGTAACAACATCTATGAAACTATTAAAAGACAGGCTTTATCTTTATATCCATGGTCTTTTGCTCTTACAAAATTACAATTATCAAGATCATCAACCACACCAATCAATGAATGGACCTATCAATATGATATGCCATCTACAGCAATAAGTGGTACACCATTACAAGTTTACAATTCAAGTGCAACAAGGGTGTTACCGATACAGAACTATGAACTACTTTACACAGCAAATGGTCCAACAATAGCTACACATGAGGACAAAATATATATAGACTACGTTACATCAGCAATTACAGAGGGATTGATGCCTTCTTACTTTGTTCAGTTGTTAGTGTATATGATGGCTTGGCATTTAGCTGAACCAGTAACAGATCAAACAACTAAGGGTGATTATTGGAGAACTATAACATTAGGTTCAATAACAGAAAATGGTAGAGGAGGCTACCTAAGACAAGCTATGAATATAGATGGTAGAGGCAAACCTAGTTATGCCATAGTCGATTTCCCATTGACAGATGTAAGGTAGTGGCATGAGTAGAGCTATTACTGTCCAAACTAATTTTACCACAGGTGAAATTGATCCGTTGTTAAAATCCAGAATAGATATTGAGCAATATAAAAATGCCTTGGACAAGGCAAGGAATGTAACTATACAACCTCAAGGTGGTGTAGAACGTAGGCAAGGTTTGCAGTTTATCAAAGAGATACCTGGTGCAGCTTCGCCAGAAGATGGTACAAAGTTAATACCTTTTGAGTTCTCAACAACACAAAGTTATATGCTTTTGTTCACTCATAACAGACTATATGTTTACAAAGACAAAGCATTGTTAACAAATATTAATGGTAGTGGTAATGATTTTCTTACAACAGCTATTCCCTCAACAAAGTTATCAACATTAGATTTTGCACAATCATTTGATACTCTTATTTTGGTGCATGAAGATTTGACACCTTTTAAATTAGTAAGAGGGGCAAGTGATACTGCTTGGACAATATCAGCAATCAGTTTTGTACACGTTCCATACCATGCTTTTACTATTTCAACTAGCAATCCATCTGCAACGCTTACTCCATCAGAAGTCGATGGTAATATTACACTCACAGCAGGTTCAGGTGTTTTTTCTTCAGGTAATGTTAATCAGTACATAGAGGTTAATGATGGTTTGGGAAGAGCTAGGATTGTTTCTTTTACATCTAGCACAGTTGTAGAGGCTATAGTGGAGATTCCTTTCTTTGATAAAAATTCAATAGCTAGTGGATCATGGACTTTAGAAACAGGTTATGAGGTTACTTGGTCTAGCACTAGAGGGTACCCAAGAACAGCAACTTTCCATGAAGGTAGATTATATTTAGGTGGGACCAAATCAAGACCGAACACATTGTTTGGTTCACGAGTGGCAAGGTTCTTTGACTTTAATCCCGGGGAAGGACTAGACGATGATTCAATCGAGGCAACACTAGATACTGATTCTGTCAATGCTATCATTGGATTGTTTAGTGGCAGAGACTTACAAATATTTACTAAGGGTGGTGAGTTCTTTGTACCTCAATCATCACTAGACCCGATAACACCAAGCAATATTGTTATCAATGGTTCTACTAGGCGTGGAGCAAAAGAAGGCATAAAACCTGTAGGTGTAGAAAGTGGTACTTTATTTATACAAAGAAGTGGCAAGGCTGTAAGAGAGTTTTCTTTTAGTGATACAGAGCTATCGTATGTATCGGCTAACATATCTTTGCTTAGCTCTCATCTACTTAGCACACCTATAGACATGGCTTTACGAAAAGCTACATCTACGACAGAAGGGGATATGCTCTTGATAGTCAACACAGACGGAACTCTAATAACTTATTCTATGCTTAAAGACCAGAATGTTATAGCTCCTTCATTGCAATCAACAGGTCCGGAGGCTGCTACAGTTACAGCATCTGACTACGCTAACATAGCTGTAGGGACAGAACTTACATTTACAGATAACAATGGCACAGTTATTACTTTACAAACAGAGGCAATCAGTGGGTCTGCACCATCATCTGCATCTGGCAATACACATTTCTTTAGACCGAACGAATCGAACAACACAACAGCAGATAACATCTTTACTGCCTTTGGTAACATAGATGGATTTGTTGTTAAGAATCCAGCAGCAGCAATCGTAACAATCAAGAGAGTCATACCCGGTGATGACAACTTAACAGTTACTACTACAGATAGCACAAGGTTAGCTGTTACTAACTTTGCTAAGACAGACAAGTTTCTAAATGTTGCTGTTGATGTTGAGACTGTTTACTGCGTAGTAAAGCGTTCTATTAATGGTTCGGATGCTTACCATGTGGAGGCTTTCAATGACGACAACACAACAGATAGTGCCATACTATTTACAGGAGGGACTCTCCCGGGTAGTACATCTCTAAGTGGTCTCGGTCATTTAGAAGGTGAGACAGTTAAAGTTATTGCAGATGATGCAATGCAATCTAACAAGGTAGTATCATCAGGAGCAATTACCTTAGATGCGGTGCCTACGTCTTATGTTGAGGTAGGTTTAGACTATACACCAAAGGTCAAAACATTACCTGTTGAATTAAAATTACCTAGTGGTAATATAATAGCACAAAAGAAAAGGATAGTAGAGTTGACAACTAATATATACTTATCACAAAACCTAACAGTCAATGGGAATGATTTAGCTTTTACAGCCGCATCATTCTTTACTGGAAAGAAAAGAAAGAAACCTATGCTCGGATACGATAGAAACGGACAGATTACTTTCTCACAATCACAACCCTTATTTTTTAATTTACTCGGAGTAGAGTATAAAGTTAGCGTAGGTCAATAATGTTTTCAAGTTTCTTTACAATTTTATCAGTAGCATCATCTGTAAGCTCAGCTTTTGCCAACAGGCAACAAGCAGCCGCTATGAAAGCGTACTACGATGCACAAGCAGATGTATCAAGATTACAATATGAGTCAAAAAGAATTGAGGCAAAGGAACAAGGAGTGGCGGCACTGAAAAATACTAACAGAGCTATAGCTGCTATTGTGGCTAAAGCCGCTGCTGGCGGAGTGTTGTCAACATCTGGCTCTGCTCTTCTTGGTCAAACAATATCGTTAGCAGAAGGGGCAAGAGACTTAAGAACATCTCAGCTTAACCAATCAATATTTAGTAATATGGGTGCTGTTGATTTCCAAAACCTAAAAGCAGCAGGTGAGGCTAAGTTGCAAACAGGAACCCTTGGGGCGTTAGCTGGTTTGGGTACAGACTTAACAAGCGGCTATATGGGTGGTTTGTTTTCAGACTTGAGCAAAGGCACACCGGCAACATCTCAGGCAAAACAAAGTAATATGACAACGTATACCAATCCAATCCAAGGATTAATAGGATAATGGCTGTAGATAGAAAGACATACACTAGACAGATAGGGGCAGTAGGAATACCTAATGTTCAGTTCTCACAGTACCAAGCTCGTGCAGAAACATTCCAAGAGTTAAATAAAAGAATTGATGTTATTAAGAAATTTGCTTTGGAGGCTGGGACAGAGGAGGCTATTGAAAAAGGGAAAGAGTTTGGTTTAGCTAACCCTATTAACTTAGCAGACTTTCTAAATGCTGACCCAGTAGCAAGAGAAGATTTTTTATCAAATGGGAATACAGCAGCACACAAAGCTGCTGATGCAGTGCGTATAAATCTTTTAACAACAGACCTCGAGGCAAACGTAGGGCAAAAAATGAATAGCCTTTTAAAGTTAGCCACAGATTCAATCGGGACAGAGTTTGAACCAACACCGGAGTCTTTGGCTGCTATGTTATATGGAGAAATTGATGGGGCGACTGAGCTGTTATCTATGGACCCGGAGGCGGCTATGGCTCTCTACGCCTCTGCTACTACAAAAGCAAACACTTCTTATAACGCTTACCTTGACAAAGTGGCAGAGCACCAAGCTCAAAATCTACAATCAACAACTGTTGAGATAGGTGCAAATGCTATAGAAAACATTGTTGATGCTGTAGGTCAAGACTCTATTCCTTCTTTTGCAACAAGCCTAGTAGAAGATTTTGAAAGCGAAGATGACGCAATCTTAAAATGGGAAGATAAGTTGTCTATGCAAGAACAAGCTGTAGTCAACAGGATGAAGTCTGTTGGTTTAGATGACGCTAAGATAAGGAAGTTTATCTTCGATTATGACGCAGAAGTAGGAAGAGTAGCTCAAGAAAAATTTTATGTAGACTACATTGCAAACACAAGCAACTTCGACTCGGAACTAACGGATGTTGAAAATGCTATAAATGTAACTAAAAATTTTCGAGATAGAATATTTTTAGACGGACAGGCAGAGCGTTTATATAATGCTAGTGGTGATAAGGTAAAGTTAGACAAAGATGTTACTGCTTGGCGTACCGCTATAGTAAACACATTTACTGATGAGGCAAACTTTTTAAAAGGTGTGGCAGATAACAAAGCTGCGAAACTTAAAGCAGACTTAGTTGCTACAGTTGAGGCAGGGGAATTTGATAAAGTAGATGAAAAAATGGAAGTCATAGCACAATTTGCTGAAGATAACCCAGAGTCGGGGAACTCTGTTTATAAAGATGCTCTTAGTTTAATCGGTCCTTTTAAAAACGCTGTAAATAGCAAACCTGACCAAAACTTTACTGAGTTAAAAAGAGGACTAGATGATGGGATTTATGGGCTAGATGATATTCGTTCTTACGCAGACGATGGGTATATCACCTCTGGTAGAGATGTAGAAGATGCTGGGGTAAGTGATGAAGTTTTCTTAACTAACTATTTTAATCAGAAAAGAAGAGAAGGTGTTTTGGCTGCGGAAAATAAACTAAGGCGTGATTTAAAACTATCCATCATTGACCCATCTACTGGAGTTATTAGAAGTGCTTACGAAAATGAGATATTAAAACAGAATGGTTCTTACGAGGAGGCACAACAATCTTTAAGAGATGCTATAGTAAAAATTAATACTTACGCAGACGCAAATCCAAACGCATCAAAGCAAGAACTTTTACTGTATGCTGACACTCTTTTAGAGAGCGTGGATAGATTGACTAATCTAAATGCTATTTTAAAAAGCCAAGCATCAAATATAAACCAATTAGGTAGGGGCTCTACACTTGGTTTGAACAACAGTTTCAATCGTTTCTTTCGTGAGGGTACTAATTTGTTTCCTGCTGTGCCGGATTATGATAGTAACTGGTTTACTTACGCAAGGAATAATCCTGAGCTTTTTAAGAAAAATATTATTCATAGATTAGAGACGTACGATTTGCAAAAAAATACTGGTTTTGTTATTACAGGATTTGAACCCAAATCTGACGAGTTACATGAATTAATAATGAAACTTAGAGAATACGATGTTGCTTTAAATAATTTTGTGGAGGCAAGCAATGAGAAGTGAGCATGAGCTAAGAATTTTACAAGGCTTGCGTAGAAAAGAAATAGGCGAAGAGAACTATAGCCTCATCGGTGGGGAATACGTTTTAACACCTGATGGGTTTGGTCAGATAAATCAATACACAAATAATGACACAAAGCTAGCACAGCATTTAAGAAACAAAGATGTTGAAAATCAAGGTGAACAACGCAGAGCAGAGGCAGAAGAACGTATGGTTCCTGTGATGAGAGGTTTTTCTAAACTGCTTGCATCAATGTATAGTGTGCCAGTGGCTGGGCTAGAGCTAATGGGAGCCATTGACGAAGGGTCTGTTGAAGAATTTGGTCAGGCTTTCGAGCAGATGTTAAAAACAGAACTACCGGAACAAGAAGGTATTGGTCCTATGCTTGCAGAAACTGCTACTCAATATGTAATTCCGGGTGTAGGTTATTACAAACTATTTGCAGGGCTAACAACAAAGATGAAGGGGTTTGATAAATTTATAGCTGCTGCATTTTCTGGTGAAAGAAAACAAAAGTTAGCTAAGGTGGGGATGAGATTATTTGGTGCTGAATTTGCTACTACAATGACAGCTCAAACACCAACTGACCAGAACTTTACATCTTTCTTAGTCGATGTAATGGGTTTAGATGAAGAAACATCCGTCTTAATGCAGAACGAAATAATAAATTCTATAGCTACTCCAGCAGATGATTGGGATGCCATATCAGTCTTTAGAGAAAAGTTTGAGGCAGTGCCCGGTGATTTTGCTGTTGCGGCTGGTATGGAGGCTGTAGTACCTTTAGCAGTAGCTATAATTAAATCTTTTAGAAATATAAAAAGAAATGGCGATAACATAGTTGACATAGTTGATGATGAAGGTTTGCTATCTGAAACAAAAATAAATAAGGTAGCATCAGAATTTTCTGAGGATATTTACAAACCAATAACATTAGAACAAGAATCTGTTATCTTGCCGGGTCTAATGAAGGCAATCATAGATGGGAAAAAAGAAGGAGGTTTTACTATTACTCTTGATGGCAAGCTCCCTATCGACTTGGGGTATGAGGGTGGTTATATGGTAGCTCCCTTAAAAGAAACTGAATTGAAATTCCCAGCAAAAGATATAGATTTAAGAATGTTAAAGGAGTTTATGCAAAACGTAGACAAGCTAAGAGTAACAGCAGAGGGTAGATATAGAGAAGTTTATGCTGGTGGATGGGTAGACGATGAAGGTATGTATGTGCTTGATGCGTCTGTGCGGGTTGACAATTTAGACGATGCCTTGTATATTGCTAGAGCAGGCAATCAAGATGCAGTATTTGACTTAAAGGAGTTTCAAGACATTGGCACAAAAGAAGGAATCGCTCAACTCAAAAGAGATAAAGTTTATCAGCCTACCCGACAACTTGACAGAATTAGAGAGACTAAAGATGTTCGCAGAGGCTTTAAGAAAGCAAGGATGGAACGTAACGGACAAGGACAACTTGCTGGGGGAACTCCCTGATGGCGAAAAACAAGAAACTTAACGCAGATATAAATGAAACTATAGGAATTACGGATGCTGTTTATATACCAGATGGCGACCCAGTTTTTGGCTACCCAGAAGAAAACTCATTTGGTCCTACAGGCTACCCACAAACACCGGAAGTTACTGATGCTAAATTTAAAGTAGGCAACATCATAGATGATGCGGCTAAACTAGAGGCGGATGTTGATGCTGCTAGTACTGACCTTTCCATACAAGAGATATTAGCAAACAAGAAAGCAACAAAAAACTATTACCTTGATTCAAAAGGTCAAATTATTTTTAAGTCTTGGGACCAAAAAGACGTTGAGGACTTAGATAATCTTTTTAAAAAATTAGGCTTAGGCACTTTAGAACAATACAAAGGTCCCTTACAAAAGATTTTTAGAAGTGCGGGTGGTGGCGAAGGACCCGAGTTAGCTTTTGACGCAGGCAATTTTGGAGATTTAGTTGGTCAAGCATTTGGAAAACAATTAGATGAAATAGCTCCAAGGATAAGTATAAAAGACCTAACAGATGCTGCTAGAGACATGAAAAGTTCTGTTTTTTTATCAGCTTTGCTTGAAAATAGTAAGCGTATGGACAACGCAGTTTTTATGAGAGCCATTCTAGAAACAAGGTTTATCATAATAGAGTTAAAAAATTTAACAAATGAACTTTTAAAGACGGGTCTTAGCAACCCTTACACAGCACAAAATGCAAAGGATATAGCAAGTTGGAGAAATATGAACAACTATCTTTCTGTGCTTGTTCAAGAAGGTGCTGTAGAGGCAAGGCTCTCTATGCAGAAGGGTGCTATTTTAAGTAACGTAGGGAAGGGGGAGTTTACTAGAGAAGAACTTTTTGACGGATTGGCTATAATATCTAAGGACTTAAACAATACAAAAGGTGGTGAGTTACCGGGTCCAGAAAAAATGACGGACATACTTGTGCAATTTGATGGTTTGGCTAATAGTCAGATTGAGTACGCAGCAAAACAAACTAGGGCAAGAGGACCGAATTGGTGGGATGCCGCAGCGGAGCTATACGTTAATGCAAAATTATTTCACCCTTGGACACTTGCTATTAATGCGGCTGGTAATTTTAGTTTACAGCTTGCCGATATAGCTGAAACTTTAGTAGCTGCTGGTTTAAACAAGATACCGGGTTTCAAATCGGATGATGGTGTGGTGTTTGAAGAGTTTACATCTTATGTAAATGCTATGTATTTAGGTGCAAAAAGAGGTATCGGTCAAGTTAAACATTACAAAGAACATGGAACAACAGTAGGTAACGCAACCAAGATAGACCAAAGACATTCTGGTAATGCTATTAGCAAAGATTTGATAAAGAGTAATGTAATAAATGACACAATGCTAGGTAATGCTATGGGAAAGTCCTTAGATGTAATTGGTACAGTGGTTAATGTCCCAAAACATTTGATGATAACACAAGATGAATTTACTAAAGGTGTAATTTTTGATGTTGAGTTAATGAAAATAGCACAAAGAACAAGGTCGCAAGTTTTAAAAAGAACAGGCGATGTCAACAAGGCGGATATAGAATTTGAAAAAATAATACATCTATCTGACCCAGCTAATCAAAAACATATTGTAGCTAAAGTTGAGGCTGCTATGGCACAAAGAACTTTCCAAGCAGAACTGCCTGATGGTATTTTTAAATACGCACAGAAAATTGCTACACAGCCTGCAATAAAACTTATCTTACCTTTCTATAAAACTATCGTGAACATTATGTTTGAGACCTCTAAGAGAACACCTCTCGCTATGGTAATGCCTAGTGTGTTAAGAGACCTTAAAGCGGGCGGGCATTTGAGGCAGATGGCTGCGGCAAGAATGGTAACAGGCATGGGCTTTATGACTCTTATGTCAGATTATGTTTACAGTCCCGGTGATTTTGGACAAGGGGAGAAAACTATTATTATGACAGGGGCACCTCCTATAAACAAAGATGAACGCAAGGCGTTTTATCAAAGCGGTGCTTTGCCTTATTCTATTAACTTCCTAGATGAAGAAACAGGGAAGTACCGGTCTGTGCAATATTCTGGTTTAGAACCTATGGGTAAACTCATGGGTTTTACAGCAGATGCTCTGACAATAGCTAGTATTCCTTCAGGCTACGGAGATGAGGGTGCTGATATAGTAGAGTTATCTGGTGCTTGGATGGAGGTAGCTTACAATTATTTTTCAGACCAATCTTTCATACAAGTGTTTGAAGAAATGGATGGGTTCTTT